ATACACTTTAAAGATTAGAGATGTTGATACTCAGGAAGAACTAGCTTCAGGTGTATTTGTTGGAGTTGCAGCTCTTGGAATAGTAACATACTTAACAGTTACAATACCATTGCAACAAACTAGGAACATAGAGTATACAATAACGCCATCGAGAGCATTAAATTATAGCGCTACCTTAGTGTCTAAACTAGTGGATAGTGATGGTAATTTTTCAACTAGAGAAGATTCTGCAACTGTAAGTTCAGTAACTAGCTTAGCTAATGTTGAGGTTAGTAAGTTGCTCCCTGATATGGAAATATCAGAATTCATTAAAGGATTGATACAGATGTTTAAGCTTGTTGTTATAGGTCGTGAAGGTGGAGATTTTTATATTAACTCCTTAGATGCATACTACAGAACAGGAGTAAGATATGACATTTCAAAGTACGTTGATTACGCAGAGTTTAATGTAGAACGTGGAGAGATATTATCTGAATTAGACTTCAAGTTTCAAGAACCTAAATCAATACTAGCTAAACAATTCTTAGATAATAATGGAGTTGGTTACGGAGATAGTAAGGTTAAATTAAAAGACCTTGATGGCGAACCATTTGATGGTGACACTTTGACAGTTGAGCTTCCATTTGAACAGATAATGTACGAGAGATTAACAGATACAACTAGCGGAGCTTTGTCGGCTGTTCAAGTAGGTAATGTTATTGATATAGCATTGAAACCTGTATTCACTAAACCACATTTACATTACGCATCCTTAACACGTGTAAGCGACTTTGAGTCTGAGATTAACTATCAGAATACTACGATACTAAATAACGACGTATGGATGCCTATGTCTCACTCAGGAGTATATGGAGCTGCCTACAGTTTACTATTTGAATCTGAAGTAAGTACTTACACTAGAGAGACTTTAAGAAACACCCTGTACTCTAATCATTACGAGAATTACGTACAAGCTATCTTTAATGTAAAAAGAAGAACATTAAAAGTAACATCTAGACTACCTATTCAGATTATAACACAATTAGATTTGAATGACATAATAACTATAGATAAGTTAGATTATAGAATCAATAACTTTAAATATAATTTATTGACAGGAATGACTGATTTAGAGCTTATAAATGGCTTTGATGAGTATGAGAACGGAGATATAGTATTACCTTCAGAATGTTTTGTTGCAGATAATAGAGGTGGACAATACAGGTTTAATATACCAAACGTGGAAAACTTTACAATCACATCTTCAGTAGCAGGTAACGGAGGAGCTTCTTTTGTTACGGATAGCGTAACTAGGAATCAGTTTATATTAGATGTTGACCAATGGACTGCCATCCCTACAACAGAATATTCTAGAACTACTAACTACACCTTTACATCAGAAACCACAGGAACAGGAGACATCGTGAAGAACGGAACCTTTGTTAATTCAAATGATTGGGACCCTAATCCTGTTGGCTCTTATATAGTTGGAAGCGGATTTGCTGAAGGTACAGGAGTACAGGGAGCTGCATTATATCAGACGCTAGACAGTCCTTTAGTTGTAGGTTGTGAGTATTTAATTACATATACAATAACTGATTATGTTGCAGGTTGGATAGATGTTTACTTAGGAGGAACGTCACGAACTCAATCTGTTTCATCTAACGGAGTTAAAAGTCAATACGTTACCGCAAGCACTTCAGGCTCGCTAATCTCTTTTCAGTCTATCGAAGGGGGTTCTTTTGACGGTAAGCTATCCAATCTATCTATAATAGGATGTAAGACAGCAATTAAAGATGAAGGAAGTATGTGTATAACTCAAATAAATACAGGAGAATAATGGAGAACAAAAATGACATAGTGGCAGTAATAAAAATACTACGCTCAAAGAACTTTTACGGAGCAGGGGAAGCTACTGAAATAGCGAAAGGAAAGAATGCCTTTGCTTATGATTTTAAACAAATGAAAAATAAACTAATACGTAAATATAAAGCTTAATGAAAGATGTAAATATTAAAGTAAACGTAGACACTGGCGGTGCTGAATCTGAAATAAACAAGCTTGATAATAGCTTAGAAGGGTTAGGTAATACATCTACAACAGCATCATCAAAGGTTGGCAAACTTGATAATACAGTTAAGAAGAGTAGGTCGGGTATGGATAACCTATCTAAAAGCGCTAAAAAAGCTACAGCAGCAGAAGCTCAAATGGGTAATGCAGCAGCTACAGCTTCTACTAAAGTAGGTAAGCTTGCTAACACTACAGGTCAAGCAAACAATGCGGTAGTGGAGATGGGTAGAGTTGCTTCGGATGCTCAGTACGGATTAAGGGGTATGGGGAATAACATATCTCAATTAGCTACTCAGATATTTCAATTGATGGCTACTGAAGACCAATCTACTCAAGTTAGGAAGAAGAATGTTGCAGTGACTAACCTAAGTTCTATTTCAACTAAGAATGCAGCCGCATCATCTAAGACAGCTACAGCAGCTATTGCCGCTCAGTCAGTAGTTACAGAGGTTGCTACTAAGAAGACTTTAGGTTTTGTTGGTGCTGTTAAGACTATTGGTTCAGCAATGGCAGGACCTCTTGGACTTTTGTTCTTATTACAAGGTGTTATTACTGCGGTTACTTGGTACTTCACAACAGTTGATGAGGCTGCGGAGTCTACGGATGAGTTTGCTGACAGTATGACAGAGCTTAACAAGCAGATTAACGACAACTATTTGTCTCAAGAAGAATTGAATTTAGCTATAGGAGCGTTTATAGCTCGTAGTTATGAGATGAAAGCTGTGACAGAAGAGCAGAAAATAGTTAATGAAGAGGCTGCGGCAGCATTTGCTTTACACGCAGAGAAGGTTCAGTTAGTTAAAGACTTGCAAGAGAGATTGTTAACTCAAAAGGTTAATGTTATAAAGTTTCAGAAGATGGAAACTCAGGCTACAACGGACGCTGCTAACGCTATGATTCTATATGTAGCTTTAATTGAAGAGTCAAATAGACTAGAGGGAGAAAGAAAGAGAATTAAGGAAGAAGCTAACGCTGCTAACGTAGGTAGTTTAAAAGCATTAGAGAAGCAATTGTCTGAACAAAAGAAAGAGCAGAAGAATAACTCTACAAACGCTATTGAATTCAAGAAGTATGGAGAAAAAATAGCTGCGACTCAAGCTGAGATTGATGAAATAACAGGTAAAGATACGAAGAAACCAAAAGACACATCTGAGAGAGATAAGGCAGCTATAGATAAAGAGATTAACGCTCATCTTGATAAGCACAAGACTCTACAGAAAGCTGAAATAGATGCGTCAAACAGAAAGTACGACAAGTTGGCAGAGGATGCTGAGAAGTACGGTTATAAGACAGAGGAGATAGAGAGAGCTAGAATTCACGCTATAACTGAAATAACAGAGGAATACAGTTTACTTGAACACGAAAAGGAAATAGAACGTAATCAACGTAAGAATGATTTAGCTCTTAATCAAAAACAATGGGAAGATGATAATATCGAAACTCCTTATGCGAAATATTTAGCTCAAGCAGAAACTATTGAGTTAGAGATGGAGCAACTTGAAACCAAGTATATTGCTGAACAAGAGTTGTATAAGGATGACAAGGATAAATTATTAGAACTAGAGGCTGATTATCTTGATAGCTCACAAGCTTTAAAGCAAGAGGCTGCGGACCTTACTACTAACAGGAAAAAGCAATTAGCTGACGATGAACTTGAGATACAAACTGCTTACGAGGAGGCTGTAGTTGAGCTTAGAGAAGCTAGTTTTGGTGCTGCTGAAGAAGGTTTTGGATTACTTGCTAGATTATCAGGTGAAAATAAGAAACTTCAGGCTGTGGCAATAGTTGGAGAGAATGCAGTTGCGGTAGTAAAAACAATAGTAGATACAATAGCTACTAATAAAGTTCTTAGTTCTACAGCTACTACTGAGACAGCTAAAGCATTAGCATCCGCAGCATCTTATGATTTTGCAGCATCAGCAATGCATACGACAGCAGCGGCAACAGCAACAACAGGTATAGCTACTAATAATATAGCAGCAGGAACTGCAATAGCGGCTTCTGTAGGAGCAGCAGCAACAGGATTGGCTGCATTAGGTGAGAGTGGTAATCTTACTTCAGGAGCAGCGCCAACGGATTCAGGAGGAGTACAAGCACCACCAACATTTAACTTAGTTCAAGGTTCAGAAGGTAATCAAATACAGAATTCTATACAAAGTGCAGGAGATGTACCCGTAAGAGCTTTTGTAGTTGCACAAGACGTAACTAGCCAACAGAGTTTAGATAGACAGATAGAGAGCAATAGCGGCATATAAGCCATCTCCTAAAAAGGCGTGAACGGTATCCTTAAAAAGGCGTGAGCGATTGACTATAACAATAACAGTACATAAATCGTTATATAGTATATGAAAACATTTAATGCAAAATTCAAAAAGGGAGGAAAAGGAGTATTCGCTATCAGTTTAGTGAAGACACCTGCAACCGAAGAGACGTTTATTGCTATGTCAGCTCAAGAGGAGCTAGTCAAAATGGCTAAGATAAACGAAGACCAAAGGTTAGTAATGGGTTTAGTATTACGTCCTGAACAATTAATATTAAGAGAAGATGAAACTAGTGGAGAGAAATTTAATATAGTTTTTTCCGCAGATACAATCAAGGAGTTATCACACAACTTCTTTAAATCAGGTTTTCAATTAAATTCAAAGTTGGAACATAACAGTCCGATAAAAGATGTGACGTTTGTTGAAAGTTGGATAGTTGAAAATTCTGAGATAGATAAGAGTGCGAACTTTGGAATGAATTTCCCAAAGGGGAGTTGGATGGCTACAATGAAAGTTGATAACGATGACATTTGGAATAACTATGTTAAGACAGGTGAAGTTGAAGGATTCTCAGTTGACGCTATGGTAGATTTAGAAGAAATTAATTTAAAATCGGAAATTAAAATGAGTGAAAACAAGAGTATTATTACAATGCTAAAAGAAATCATTTCAGGTGCTGAGAAAGTTGAAGAAGTTGTTGAAGTTACACTAGGTAGTGTAAAGTCAGGAGATTTGGATATTCAGTTTGAAGGTGATAGTATTGAGGTAGGGACTTCTGTGTTCGTAATGAACGAAGAAGAAAGGGTAGCATTACCTGACGGAAGTTATGAGACTGAAGGTCAAGGTACTATCGAGGTAAAGGATGGTTCTGTGGATTCAATGGGTGAGGCTGAGGCTGAGGTTAAAGAAGAAGAAGAAGTATCTGAAGAAGTAGAAGCTGAGTCTGACGTAGTTGAAGAGGTGGTTGAAGAGGTTGTTGAAGAAGAAGTTGCTCCAAGCAATGAACTTGACACTATCAAATCTATCTTAGATGAAATGTTTGAAGCTTATGCTGAGAAAATGGAAGTACAAATGAATGCTATTAAAGCTGATTTTGATACTAAGATGTCAGTAGTTACTGAGAAGAATGAAGAATTGAAGTCTGAATTAGTAGTGTTGTCTAAGACACCTGTTTCTAAAGCAATCAAATCTGTACCTACTCAAGTAAAAATGACAAAGCAACAGAGAATGTTGAATGTGATTAAGAGTCACGACCAAAACAAATAGTTTAATTAATTAAATAAATATAGTAAAGATGGCAATAACAAGTAATTATCAAGGATTTGAAGCTACAAACATTATGCTTCAAGCACAAAAAGAGGAAGATACATTAAGACTAGGTCTTATCAATGTAGTTCCAAACGTAGGGTATAAATTAAACCTAAGAAACTTAGATGTAACTTTAGGAGTTGTAGATTTCAGTTGTGGAACTACTCCTGCTACTGATGCTGTAAACTATGAAGAAAAAGTTCTTACACTAGCTAAATTCAAAAATGAGTTTGAGATTTGTAAGGAAGATTTCAGACCAACTTGGTCAGGTGAGTCAATGGGAGCTTCAGCTTGGAACGACCAATCTCCTTCTGATATGTCTGCTGCAATCATAGCTTCTACTTCAAGTAAATTAGCTCAATGGTTCGAAGGACAGATTTGGAACGGTGCAGGTACTACAGGTACTTTAAACGGTCTTACAACTCAATTTGCTGCTGATGCTGATGTAATCAAAGTAGGAAATGGTATTACTGCAATTGGTGCAGCTATCGACAAGTCTAACGTAGAAGATGCTTTTGATGCAGCTACTACTGCAATGCCTTACGCTTTAAGACGTAAAGCTGTTAACTTTATAGTATCTCCTGATGTAGCTGATGCTTATTCTAAATTATTAATCTCTAACGGAGCTGCTAATGGTTTAGGTGGTGATGCTAATACAGGTATGGTTTACGGACGTTACAATGTTCAAACTGTAAATGGTTTATCTGACAACACTATCGTTATATTCGAAAAAGAAAACATCACTTTAGGTCTTGGACTTGCAAATGATGCTGATTCTATTCGTGTTAAGGATATGGATGAGGTTGATTTGAGTGGGAATGTATTGTACAAATCAGTATTTGGTGGTGCAGTAGGTTATTCTTACGGAAATGAAATCGTTTGGTTATTATCTACTACAGTATAATACTAACAAAAAAAATAGGAGGGTGATTAACTTTGCCCTCTTATATTACTAATTAAAAACACAAAAAAAATTATGGCTTCCGATATATCAAATGGTCGTGCTAGAGCGTGTAAGGAAGGGCTTGGAGGAGCTTCAACTTTATACCTTTATAACGAATTAGCTGACGCTTTTACTGTATTAGCAGGAGAAGCTACAGATATGAATGTACTGCTTACTGCTGCTTACGCTTTTCCTTTAGAGGGAGACGGTAATACGCTTGAGCAATCAATGGTTTCTGATAGAAATACAGGAACAAAAGTAAATACTCAAACATTAACTGTAATGTTAAAAAATATGGATGCTGCAACAAGTGCTGAATTCAATTTATTAGCAGCAGGATACCCACAAGCGGTAGTAGTTGACAGAAATGGAAACCACCACGCTATTGGATTAGATGACGGTATTGACTTCACAGTATTAGCATCAACAGGTGGGGCTAAAACTGATATGAATGGGTATACTTTAACGGGTGTAGCTACTACTACAGATATAGCACCTCTATTATCTGCTACTACAGTAACTGCTTTTGAAGCGGTAGTTATTTAATAACACATACTGTTTTATAAATATAAAGCTCTTACACTTAATTGTGTAGGGGCTTTTTTATTATTATAACAAAAAGGGGTATAAAATCGTTTAATTACTATAAAGACAAAGTAAATGATAATAGTAAATCCCGATAACACAAACCACACTATATCTGTAGTTCCAAGATTTGACGTAACACCAGGCTCAGGAGAGCTTACTATGGTCCTTACGGATAGTTATAAGAACACTTCAGATACTTTGGTTAATACGTTTGATGTTTCTAGAGGGAAACTTATAATCACATTTGATTACACTTTTAGAAGTGAAGGAAGATATGATATAGCAGTTACTTACTTAAATACTTCAGAGGTTCTTTACAGAGGAGCTGCAATAGCAACTAATCAAGACACTCAAGAGTATAAACTTACGAATAACAAATTTTATTACTAAATAATATGAGCGATATTAAATTAATAACACTTTCTAGCTACACAAGACCTGATGTCTATGAGATGAAGTCTCAGAATTGGGTATTGAATGGTAAAGATAATAGCTTTTATGATTATATCATCAAAAGAAACAATGGTTCACCAACAAATTCTTCTATTAACAAGTCTTACGCAACTCTTGCTTACGGTAAAGGCTTAGGATTCACAAATAAGATTAGTGACTCAGTAGTTAACGATTGGGCAATGCTACAGTCTATATTAAGACCTCGTGACTTAAAAAGTATGGTGCAAGACGCTCAGATATTCGGAGAGTTTTCATTTCAGGTTATAAAGAATAGAGATGGTAGTTTGAATTCATTGATTCATTTACCAAAACAAATGGTTGTTCCTTCAATAGAGAATGATGAAGGAGATATTGAAGATTATTGGTATTCAAGAAAGTGGAGTGACAGAAGGAAAGAGAAATATATGCCTGAAAGCTTCCCTGCTTTTGGACTAACAAATACAAATCATACTGAGATATATGTAGCTAAAGAATATACCGCAGGTAACGAATATTTCGGCACACCAGATTATTTGGCGGGATTACAGTACGCTCAGATGGAAGAGGAAATTTCTAATATGGCAATATCTTCTATACAGAACGGGTTGTCAGCAGGTTACATAATTAACATACCTAACGGAGATAACTATTCTGATGAAGAGAAAGCTGAGTTTGAAACACAAGTAAAAAGAAAACTAACGTCTTCAAGCAATGGAAGTAATTTTATAATATCATTTAACGGACAGGATGTTGAAATAACAGTTACACCTTTCCCTGTCAATGTAAATATACACAAACAATGGGATTTCTTAACTATAGAGGCTAAGAATCAAATAATGACTGCTCACAGAGTAATATCTCCTTCTTTAGTAGGATTATCTTCTGCTTCAGGTTTCGCAAATGAAGCTGATATGATGGATATAGCTGAAAAGCAATTAGTGAAAAGAGTTATAGCTCCTAAGCAACATTTTGTATTAGAAGCAATAGAAGAAGTGTTGGTTCAATTTGATATAAACTTAGATTTAATATTTAAGCCTCTTACGCAAGAGGAAGAGCTAGTAAAGGAAGAAATACAAGGAGAAGAAGATAAAGTGCAGGAGAAGTCACCTAAAGAGGTTTCTGAGGGTACTGAGTCTTTAATAAAAGAATCAAAATTAAACAAATTATAATGGCAGAGTTCTTATTTATAACACCCGAGGAATTAAAAGCAACAACTATCTTAGGAGGTAATGTTGACCAAGATAAATTCCTTTTTTCAATAGCGAACGTACAAATAATTACAATACAAAGATTACTAGGAACAGAATTATACGATATTATTTTAGAAGGCGCTAGAGAAGAAGTGTTGACCGGATTGTATTTGGAAATGTACGATAAATTCGTGAAGCCAATTACAAAGAACCAAGCTTTATCAGAATATATTAAGATAGCATCTTATATGATAACAAATGGAGGGGCTTTTAAGCATTCTCCTGACAATTCTGAACTAATGACTGCTGAAGAGATAAGTAGCTTAGCAGACACCTATTCAGGTATAGCTGATACGTATATTGGTAGGTTTGAGAAATGGTTGAATTACAATACAATAACTGAGTACAAAACGCACCAAGATGAGGTTAATGCTTCAAAGACTATAACTAACAGAAGTGGTTGGTTCTTCGGAGCGCCATCAAACAGAGTTCAGGCTAGAAGATTTAACGAAGGAAGTGGTGATTGGAGTGAGTACTCATATAAAAACAGATAATAATGGCAGCACCTCAATATACATCTTGTAAAATAACAAGAGCGGTAGGAAGACCTTCTTTTGATAGACAGGGTGGAATATCTAAGCTGTATTTATTCTCTTACGTAAAGTATTCTAAGAGTTTAAACTTAGTTCAAGGTCAGAAGGTTATAACTTTCCCTTCAACTATTGCTTATGAGTATGAAGCTGAAGGAATGGCGTTTGCAGAGTCTACTGCGGTAGTAAATGGTGGTGTTGAATGGACACAGAAACTAACCTTTACGTTAACCGAGTCAAGTGAAGACTCTCAAGTACATCTATTACCTAGTAAGGATTATAGCGCTGTTATATTAGATAGAAATGGAGATTACAGGTTTATAGGTATGCGTAACGGAGCAGAAGTAACTGTTCAGGCAACTACGGGTATTGGCAAAGGAGATATGAATGGTTATAGCATATCTTTAACTGCTAAAGAAGATAATCAAGCGTATTATATACCTGATTTTGATTCTTTATTTACTATTGTATCGCCTATTGAGTTTACGTGTCCTTTAGAGGCAACTAATTTAAGGAATGACGCTTATTACGGTAGCTCGTCTATCTCTATAGAATGGGATGCTGCAATAGAAGGAACACTACCAATAGAAGGGTATTACGTTTATTTAAATAATTCGTACAACTCAACTATCGGTGGAGGACTAACAAATACAGATATTACAGGGTTAGAGCCAAGCACAGACTACTCTATCTTTGTTAAAACTTACGATACAGAGGGTAATATAGGTCCTTCTAGTAATGTTCTTAATGTGTCTTCCTTAGATGGATATTCGTTTAGAGTTTTATCAGATGGAGGAATAGTAGAGAGTTTAGAGTGTATACCTAGCTCATTTAATAAATAAATAATTAATTAATAAATAAATAAATAATAAGATAATGATTAAGATTTTTCAAGACACAGTAACAAAGGAATTAGTAGTAGAAAACGGAATCGAATACCGATACCCTGCTTACTCAGAAATCCAAAGACAGAAACAAGGGGATACGTTAATAGTTAAGACTATTCAAGGTAACAACTTAATAATAAAAGCTCCTTACACTAATTTATCTAATGAAGCAGGAACAACTTACGCTTCTTTTGCTGCATTAAAAACTGCTTTAGATGGTTACTTTGATTCTACTATCTAATGAGTAGGCGTAGAGTAATGATGATGCTGATTATCGGGGCTTTCTCTGATATAACTAAGGCATTCATAACGAGAATTGAAGAGGACAACGGCAAAATAGAAAGTGCTAGTTGTATTGATGATAAATTAAAAATAGAATAATATGGCAATACCAAATATGGC